ACGGAGAGTACCCCGAGCGCAAGAACGAGAAGGGCGAGGTCACGGCACCGGCGAGGTCGAAGAACCAGTTCCAGCTGAAGATTCGCGCCGCGCTTAACTACGCCGGCTCTTCTATCCAGCAGCTGCTCGCCAACGGAGGCAATGAGCTGGCCCTTCCGGACGACGGTGTGGTCGAGGAGGATGACGACGAGACCGTGGTGCTGACCGCACCCGCGACAGACGCCCCCGCAAAGGCCACCAAGAAGTCGCCCAATGGCGATCCGCTGGCCGGAGTGGCGTGACCTTCTCCGCGGCAATCGCGGCGGCCTCCGAATCCCAGCCCCAGGCCCGCCCCGAGCGGGTCACCGGGCGCACCCTGATCGCTGACGGCGATGCGCTGGCGTACTACTGCGCCGGCAATGACGACACGGCCCCCGGCCAATGCCGTCGCAACCTGGAAGACAAGCTCCAGGCAGCGGCGGGCGCGGCGGGCGCGGACCGCATCGTCATCCTGGCTACCAGCCAAGCCTCCCACAAGGGGCATAGGTTCGCCATCGCGACGGTCAAGCCATACCAGGGCAAGAGGGATTCGGGCCGCCGGCCCAAGAATTGGGCATTCCTGCGGGCGCTCATCGAGTGCGACCCGCGAACCGTCCTCACGGACACGATGGAGGCGGACGACCTTTTCCACGTCAACAGCATCCGCCTAGGCGACAACAACGTCGCGATCCTAACGCAGGACAAGGACATGCGGATGGTCCCCGGCTGGCATCTGAACTGGGAGACGCACGCCCTGGTGCGTGTGCTTCCCGATACGTGGTGCACCGCCGTCGATGGCAAGGTCTACGGCCGGAAGTGGTTCTGGCTGCAGATGCTGCACGGGGACACCGCGGACAACATCCCGGGCCTCCCGAAGTGCACCATTGGCGAGAGCCAGAGGCTGTGCGGCGAGGTGACGGCAGCCAAGCTTCTGGCCCCATTCGACAGTGAGCCCAAGGCGCGCAGCCGTGTATTCGAGCAGTACAGCGCGTACTACGGCGAGAAGGACTGCCGGGCAGCGATGCTCGAGCAGGCGTGCCTGCTGTGGATGCGCCGAACGGATCGTTTGTTCGATTGCATGCAGTCGGGCGGGCCGCTCGATGTCTACGCAGGCAGCCAAGAGTGGGCCGCCGCGGTGCTCACCGTGCGCTCACGGGTGGTGGACATATGACGCCCACCAAGCTCAAGGCGACCGATATCAAGCCGACACGTGATGGCATGTACCTTGCTCAGTCGGGCCGCTGCAAGCTGTGCAGCTTCCACATCGTCAAGGGCGAGGACGTGCTCGACCACTGCCACGAGACCGGCGCAGTGCGGGCGGTGCTTCATCGCTCGTGCAATTCCCTGCTCGGCAAGATCGAGAACAACTACAGGTACTACGGCGTGCGTGATCTGGCTGCGTGGGCGCACGGCGTGCCTGGCTACCTGCAACACCACCAAGTTAATCGCACGGGGCTGCTGCACCCAGCGCACAAGACCGAGGACGAGAAGCGTATTCGGCGAAACAAGAAGGCCCGCTTGGCGCGGGTAAGGAAGGCGCAATGAAGATCGAGAAGTCAGTCGAGCATGAGCTGTTCGGGCGGGCACGTTGACCGCTCCGAAGATCATTACCCTGGACATCGAGACCTCGCCGATACAGGCGTTCACCTGGGGCATCTGGCAGCAGAACATCGGACTCAGCCAGATCATCAAGGACTGGTCGATCCTGAGCTTCAGCGCCAAGACGCTCGGCGAGAAAGCCATTCGCTACCTGGACGTGGCCGGCCAAGAGGATCACTACGACGACTCCGCGATCCTCGCGGCGATCTGGCAGGAGCTGGACGAGGCCGACATTGTTATCGGGCAGAACAGCCGGCGCTTCGACCATCGCAAGATCAACGCCCGTCTCCTGGGCCTTGGCTTCCCCCCACCCTCTCCGTACAAGGTGATCGACACCAAGGTCGAGGCGGCGAAGCTCGGGATGTTCACGAGCAACAAGCTCGAGTGGCTGGCCGCTGCGCTCACCGACGCGCCGAAGGACAAGCACAAGGCCTTCCCGGGCTTCGAGCTGTGGCGCGAGTGCCTTGCCGGAAATCCCAAGGCCTGGGCCGTGATGCGCAAGTACAACCCGAAGGACGTGATCGCCACGGAGAAATTGTACCTGCGCCTGAGGCCATTCATCGTTGGGCACCCGAACGTCGCCGCGTACATCGAGGGCGACAAGATCGCCTGTCCGAAGTGCGGCTCGCGAAAGATCGAGAAGCGAGGATACGCATACACCCAGGGGGGACGTTATCAACGCTACCAATGCACCGCTTGTGGCGGCTGGGCACGTGGCCGATTCGACACGCACAACAAGGAGCAGCGGGCCGTCCTGCTGAGCAATTGATGCACACCGATAGACCGGTCTATCACCAACTCACGGTTAAGTCCAACACGGCCCCAGCCGGCCGCAAGGATGACGCTGGCAAACTAGACGTGACGCTGTTCTTCGATGACTTCCCACACGCAATCGAGGCGGTGACCGAGGTGCTTCAGTGGGCGATCACGAGTAAGGCGCCGACGCCGTACGAGCGTGGCTCTTGGCAGGGCGTGTCGGACTTCGGCCGTCGCTATCGCGGCGCCATGCTGAGGCACACGCTGAATCGTGCGAAGGCGTTCAAGGAAGACCGGGGCCACTCCGGTACCAGTGCGGATGGCGTCGAGCCGGTTGACGCCGAGACCGGCCTGCTCGAGCTAGCGCACATCGCCACCGACGCGATGTTCCTGCTGGAGATGGCCGTGCGCAAGACCAAGGGCATGCTGATCCCGGGGGGCGCATGAGTCCGATGGTGATGGCGACGGCCCTGCACAGCGCCGGCCAGAGCAAGGACGGACGCGAGATCGCGAAACTCACTCTCGAGTCCGCCACGCAGGACCTGGAAGTTTGGGCAAAGCTCCGACTGTATGCCGAGCTGGGTGAGCGGGTCAAGCCGGGGATGTCGTTCGCCGCGATGCTCGGGGCCTGCAAGGCGGCCGTGGTGGCGGCCGGCGTCGCGGAATGAACCAGCACGCCGTTGAAGCGGAAATGTACTCGGGCGGCCTGCGTCGGGCAGAGATGTCCGCGCTGCGCCTGGAGGAGGCCGGCAAGGCCAGCGAGAGCCCGTACGCCAAGGAGGTGTACCGGGACTTCGTGCTGCCGGTGGCGGCCCAGGTACTGGCCGACATCCAGGCCAAGGGCGTCGGTCGCCGGCAGGCACACGTCAGCCTGCTTGAAGACCTTGACGCCGAGGCCGTGTCCTTTCTTGCTGTGCGTACAACGCTCAACACGTTGATGGCGCATGGTCTGGGAAACGACCTCTGCAATGTGCGCGGGCTCAGCACTTGCATCGGGCGAAGCATTTACACCGAGCTGGTTCTGAGGGACTTCGACAAGGCAAATCCCGAGCTGTACTACACGCTGGCGAGGGACTTCCAGCGTCGGATGTCGAAGTCCGAGCGGCACCGCCTGAACGCCATGAGGCACGAGGCCAAGAAGAATGGCATCGTGATCCGCGACTGGCCCCTTGGCGGGCGCGAGCAAATCGGGATGTACCTCCTGAGTCTGCTCGAGACCGCGGGGATGATCGATATCCTCCCGATGCGCATACTCAACGGCCGCAACGTGCCCCCGGATGTTGTGCTCACGGCTGCACTACTCGCGAAGCTCGATAAGATCAAGTCCTACGTGGGCCTCACGACCCCGATATTCGGCCCATGCGTTGAGCCACCCAAGGACTGGGCTAATGGAACCGACGGGGGATTCCACACGGATCGCATGCGCCGCGCGGCGCCCATCATGGTTCGCGGCCCGGCCAGCAGCAGACACCTGTACCGCGAGGCGCACATGCCCACGGTGCTGGCCGCGGTGAATGCATTGCAGCGCACCGCGTGGCGCATCAATGACCGCATGCTCGACGTGGTTCTAACGCTGGCGAAGGAAGGCGGCGACGCCGGTGAAGAGATCGTGGGCCCGGGATTCGACACCAAGCCCAAGGTCCCCGAGTGGCTGCTACCCGAGATGACCGTCGAGCAAATGACGGCGCAGCAGGAGCAGCAGTTCCGGGCTTGGAAGCTGCGGCTCGCCGAGTGGTACACGCAGCGCAAGATCAAGGGTAGCCGGTACAACCGGTTTTACAGCGCCACCCGAACGGCAGAAACTTTTCGAGACGCGCCCTCGCTGCACTTCGTGTACTTCGCGGACACCCGTGGGCGGCTCTATCCGTACACCTACGGAGTTAGCCCACAGGGCAGCGACCTGCAGAAGGCACTCCTAGAGTTCGCCGAGGGGAAGCCTCTCGTCACCCCGGCCGCAGTGCGATGGTTCCTCATCCAGGGGGCCAACAAATACGGCTTCGACAAGGCTGACTTGCACGCCAGGGCCATCTGGGCAGAGGATCGGCACGAGCTGTGGATGCACCTGGCTGCGGACCCGATCAATCACCGTGAGTGGCTGCAGGCCGACAAGCCGCTGCAGTTCCTGGCCTGGGTCTTGGAGTACGCCGACTGGAAAGAGCAAGGGCAGGACTTTCTGTCCCGCCTACCGGTCAGTATGGACGGTAGCTGCAATGGGCTACAGAACCTCAGCGCCATGCTGCGCGACGAGGTGGGGGGTGCGGCGACGAACCTGACTGCCAACGACACGATGGCAGATATCTATCAGATCGTCGCCGACAAGACCATCGATCGAATCAAGGCACACGTCCCAGAAACCCCCGAAGAAGGGGTGTTCCGCGAGCGCTGGCTGAAGCACGGGATCACCCGCAAGGTGGTCAAGCGCACGGTTATGACGACCCCCTACGGAGTGACGCAGCAAAGCGCGTGCAAGTACGTGGTGTCGGACTATCTGATGCACACGCCGGCCGCCGGATTCGACCGCAAGGAATGGCGGGGGGCCGCCTTGTTCCTTATGAAGTTCTTGTGGCCCGCCATTGGAGACGTGGTGGTCAAGGGACGCGAGATCATGGCGTGGCTAAAGACGGGCAGCCGCAAGATCGCCAAGGCGTTCAAGAAGTCTGAAGAGCCCGTTATATGGTGGGTGACCCCGAGCGGGTTCCCTGCGAGCCAGTGCTACTTCGAGATGGAGTACCACCAAGTGCGCACGCATCTGCACGGCACCGAGCGGATCCGAATGTACACCGAGACGGATGATCCGGACGTGAACCACCACACCACCGGCATGGCGCCGAACTTCGTGCACAGCCTGGACGCAGCCCATCTGCATCTAACGGCCGCCGCGGCCAAGGTTGCGGGTATCAACGCGCTCGCCATGATCCACGACGACTACGGCACGCATGCCGCAGACGCGGAGAAGCTGTACTCGATCATCCGAGAGCGCTTCGTGTGGATGTACGAGCAGCACGACCCCCTTCGGGCTCTGCAAGCGAAGTACCAATTGCTCGGCGTACCTCCGGAACGCGGGAACCTCGACATCAAGGAAGTCCTTCAGTCTGATTTCTTCTTCAGCTGATTTGGCACCGTAAATGCAACCAACCCCAGGAGGGTGTATCTATGGCAGCGGAGCGCAGTGCGACGCCGGGGCAATCCCCCGAGGTCAGGGTGACCTACGTGACCCGATTGACCATCGAGGTCTACAAGAAGTTCGAGTCAGAGTTTGGTACTCCGGTCATTGACAGGAGCGCCCAAGATGCAGGATGTGACGCAGCCTACAAGCTAGGCATCCAGCGTGTCCTCAAGAAGCTCCGCGAGGATCTGGTGATCGAATGATCGAACTGGAACTTGCAAGAGAAAGCGACTGCATCTCGATATTCGACAAGCTGCTTCAGCTTCAGGCCAAAAGCCCTGCTCCGCAGATGGCTCTATGTGAGCCTGATGTCGCATACCGGCACTTGAAGCAGGCCGTCCGAGAAGGGCGCCTGTACCTGTTCGGTGACTACGCGATCCTCGTGGATATTGGTTCCCCATGGCATACCACCAGAAGGGTCCTGATCGAGGAGATCATTCTGCGATTCCGCAGCGTGAACAAGAACAGCGTCGAGTCTGCCATCGAGCAGCTTTCGATCATCGCCAAGGTCAGAGGTTGCGCCGCCGTGGCAGCAGGAGATACCCAGATCGGGTTGATGTCTCCGCGCTACATCGCCGCAGGGTTTCAACCCTTGGGCACTCAGTTCTACAAGGGGATTTCCTAATGGGCCTTTTACGCAGCTGGACCGGCGCCGACGCACAAGAGCGCGCCCTGCGTGACCAAACGAGCCAGAACATCGCCGCCTCACAACAGGCTGCCGATGCTCAGGTTCGCGCACTCAACGATAGCGCCCGCGCAGTGGCGACCGAACAGATGCAGGCTAGCGAGCGCGCCAAGGCCGAGCAGCTGGCTGCCGACTCAGCGTCGAAACCGCTGGCTGTGGCCGAGGTGTCTCTAGATACCGAAGCAGCGGCCAGCTCGGGCTCGACGAAGAAGCGCCGCGCGCAGTTCGGCAAGACCTCCTACGGCTCTGGCGTCTCGATCTGATGTCCGAATACTCCGAGACCCCCGCGCAATGCTGGAGTCGCCTGGATGGCATCAAGGGACCTTTCCTTCGTCGGTGCGAGAGATACGCTGCCCTGACGATACCGAAGTTGATCCTACCGCCCGGGCACAACCACGTGAGCACAGAGCAGTCCCTGGACTATCAGTCCCTGGGCGCCGTTGCCGTCAACCACCTGAACAACCGCATACTGCTGGCGCTATTTCGCCCAGGTGACCCGTTCTTCCGTCTCGACCCGGGCAAGAAGGCAAAGCAGATGCTCGCCGAGGTCGGCACGAATTCGGAAGATCTTGCTGCGGGGCTCGCCTTGAAAG